TTGCTGTTGCATTTAGCCCAAGTGGAACAGCTATAGCAGTTGGTCATAATAACAGTCCATTTGTTACAGCCTATCCTTGGTCATCTAGTGGGTTCGGAACTAAATTCAGTAATCCTTCGACACTTCCTTCTGATAATTGTTTAGGAGTTGATTTTAGCCCCGATGGATCAGCATTGGCTGTATCTCATGTTGCAACTCCAAGAATTTCAGTTTATCCTTGGTCATCAAGTGGTTTTGGTACTAAGTTTTCCAACCCTGCTACTTTACCTGCTAATGATGGAAATGGTGTTTCATTTAGTCCTGCTGGTACTGAAATCGCAGTAGTTCATCTAACATCTCCATTTGTCACAGTTTATCCTTGGTCTAGCTCTGGATTTGGTACTAAATATGCTAATCCTGCTACATTACCAACAGGTCAAGGTAATGGAGTAGCATTTAGCCCATCAGGAAATGCTATTGCAGTAGCTCATGCTAGCACTCCATTTGTAACTGCATATCCTTGGTCAGTTTCTGGTTTTGGAACTAAGTTCAGTAACCCTGCAACATTGCCAACAGGGGAAGGATTTTCTGTAGACTTTAGTTCAGACGGATTAGCTGTTGCTGTAGGTCATTCGATTACTCCATTTATTACAGCATATCCTTGGTCGAGTAGTGGATTTGGTACTAAGTTTGCTAATCCAAGTACATTGCCATCTAGTATTAGTTTGGAAGTTGCATTTAGTCCTGATAGTTCATCAATAGCACTAGCAAATAATACCTCACCATTTTATGCAATATATCCTTGGTCATCATCTGGATTTGGAACTAAATACGCTAATTCTTTTGATTTGCCAAATAGAGGAAATAGTGTTGCATGGTCAACTGTAGGAACTCCGCAAACTCAACAGTTTTATGTTTCAGTTGGGGCATCTAACCCATATATATCAGTTTCACCTTATTCCCCTGGTTCATTTAATACAGCTACTTATTTATCTCCAACAACATTGCCTGCTGGAACAGGGTTCGGAGTAGCAGTTAGCCCGAATAATGATGCTATAGCAGTAGCTCATGCTAATACTCCATTTATTACTGCTTATCCATTTTCTAATTCTGGATTTGGAACAAAATATAGCAATCCTGCAACATTACCAGCCGCCCAAGGTAATGGAGTTGCTTTTAGTCCAAATGGAGCCTCTATAGCAATAGCCCATAACACCACACCATTTGTAACTGCATACCCTTGGTCTAGTTCTGGATTTGGTACTAAATTTAGCAATCCAGCTACGTTGCCTACTGGTGCTGGAAATGGAGTTGCATTTAGTCCTGACAGCTCTGCAATTGCTGTAGCGCATGATACAAGCCCAAGGGTTTCAGTTTATCCTTGGTCATCATCAGGGTTTGGAACTAAATTTAGTGATCCTGCTACGCTACCTACTGGAAATGGTCGTGAAGTAGCTTTTAGTCCTGCCGGTACTGAGATAGCCATTGCTCATGCAACTACACCATTCATTACAGCATATCCTTGGAGTGGCTCTGGATTCGGTACTAAGTTTAGTAATCCGTCCACATTACCCGGATCGGCTGGTGAAGCTGTAGCATTTAATCCAAGTGGAACTGCAATCGCGGTAGGAACTCAAGGCACTCCATATATTCAAGCGTATGCTTGGTCTAGCTCTGGATTTGGTTCTAAATTCTCTGATCCCGCTACATCTCCCGTGGATAATGTTTACAGCGTAGCTTTTAGCAAAGATGGAACTGCATTAGCCTGTACTACTATTTCTTCAGGAACAAATAGGCTGTATAGTTGGTCTGGTTCTGGATTTGGAACTTATTTAGGCAGTCCGGGGGATACTGGTACTGTTCATAGCATAGCTTTTGGTCAACTTAGTTAATAGGAGAAGAAGTGGAAAACAATTTGTCGCGTGAAGAAATCCTGAAAACATCACTTGATGCCCGTGAGCAAGAGGTGATGCACTATCAGATCAACATAGACAATTACACGCTAGCCCTAGCGGAAATGGAAAGTATGTCTCCTGATGATCGGGCTGAGTTATCCGCATTTTCTGAGCAACTTCGTAACCTATTGGCATCAGAGAAATTAGAGCAAAAGAAAGCCAAAATCATGTTGGCTGTAATCAAAAAGCAAATGGAGTAGATCATGTTTGCACTTGTACAAGATGGCTCGTTGGTAAGGTATCCGTATACCCTAACTGACCTACGTTTAGCGAACCAGAATGTTAGCTTTGCGGCTAATGTAGATGATGAGACTTTGGCATCATTTGGCATGGTTCGAGTTGTTACGGTTGACCGTCCTGCTGTAACGGAAAGTCAGGCTTTGGAAGAAGGTCAGCCGGTATTTAGCGAAGGTAATTGGGTGCAAACGTGGTCAGTCCGTGAGCTTAACGGAGATGAAGTCCAGCAGCGCATGGACATTGTTCGTGACCAGCGTAATGCTTTGCTATCGGCTTCAGATTGGACTCAACTAGCTGATGCCACAGTAGACAAGGTTGCTTGGGCTACCTATCGTCAAGCATTGCGGGATATTCCACAACAGGCTGGATTCCCCTACAATGTTACATTCCCTGTAACTCCATAAAGGGGCTAAAAATGTCCGGTCAAGGTGAAGCTCCTGCAAACGCTATGCAAGCGTATCCGCAACAGCCCATGCAACAGGCTAGATTTATGCCTAATCCGTATGGGATGAATAAACCTTCTGGCTTTATGCCTGGAATGTTTCAGCAGCCAATGATGCAATTCGGCTCCCCTATGGCTATGCTCCAGAGTTACGGAAACTACGGTGGATACGTTCCACCTACTCAGCCAGCACAACAGTTTACTCGCCCTGAAAACGCGACAGTAACGACTACTCAGGCTGAACAGACTCCGGGTTATGTTCCTGCTGCTCCTACGACCACAGTTACCTATACTGAAGAAGCCAAGCCAGTATTTCAGGGTGGATCAGCGCAGTTTGCTAGTCCTATAACTTTAAGTAAGGCTCAACAACGTGGCAGAGAGCTAGTTTCTGGAAGTCCGTTTCAGTTTGCTGCTCCTACTAACGTCAGTCTGCGTCAAGGGTTGGGTGCTGATCTACAGGCTCTACAAGGGCAATTTGCTCCTGCTGGTGCAGATTTATATAACAAGCGTGGGCGATTGAATCGTGCTGCTGCTCAGAATTACAATCAACAAATGGCTGCTCTCTCGACTAATCAAGAGTATCAAAAAGCAGTAAGAGACTTGATGCAGCGTGAAGGTCTTGGTGGACTATTGGGTGCTTAAATGTCAGATATTGATCCTAAAGAATTTGGTGCGTTACAGGCTGATGTTCGTACACTAATCAACGAAATCCACCTGCTACGTCAAGAAATGTCGCAGGTTAATGCCGTTATCAACAAAAGCAAAGGTGCTATGTATATGCTGATGTCTGCCTCTGGATTGGTAGGCTCTGCATTTACTATCTTTGTAACTAAGGTATTTGGGTTGTAAGAAATTGACCCTATAACGATCCTTGCTGCTGCTAATGCTGCTGTTGCTGCGGTTAAGAAGGGTTGTGAGCTTTACAAGCAGATTAAAGGTGCAGCAGGGGATGTTAAGGAAGTACTAGACGATCTAAAGTCACAGTACGAGAAAGCAACAGGTGGTAATCCGACTCCTGCACAAAAGCAACAGTACTACCAAGAAGTTCAAAGAGTTCAAGAAGTCGCTAAGTCTGATCCTAATGACGTTTTCACAGACATTGGGAACCAGCTAGGTGCTTTGATGGATTCCTACGATGCAATCAGTAAACTATTCCTAAAAGAACAACTAGACGCTAAACAGGTTTACAAGGGCGAGGAATCGATAGGCAGGAGAGCATTAAAGAGAATACTGATTACGTCGAGACTCGATGCAATGCTAGTAGAGATACGTGAAACCATGACGTATCGTGCGCCACCAGAACTAGGTGCTTTGTGGAGCAAGTTCGAAGAAATGTGGCAGAGGATTGTCGCAGAGCAAGAGGAAGCTCATGCCGAGGAACTTAGGATAGCGCAGATTGCATCATGGCAACGAAGAAAAAGGATAGCGGAAGCCAAGTCAAAAATAGCATGGGTTTCGGCAGTAATTTTCGTAGTAGCTTGGGCGGTGGGAATAATGTGGCTAGTAACGAAAAGCGTGAGTCAGAGGATGTACCTTGGTCTTTGATAACGGTGGTGATGGCAGTCTTGTTAATGTTCTTCATCATCATGCCTGTCCTAGCGTTTATGTACTACGATATGTATTATGCAACACAGGCTGCGGTTACTGAAGTCAAGAAGATGAAAGAGTTAAGACGAGAAATCCTAGAGGAACGGATGTATGGTCGATAGAAAAGCCTTCAGAGCGTTTATTCCTCACTCTAAGTATTCAGACCATTGGTATGAAGCTCTGTTTAGTTCACAGACAGAGTTAGGTGGTAAGTCACTCCTTGAAGAATACGAGATTACGACTCCACAACGAATAGCTGCTTTCCTAGCCCAATGCCATCATGAATCAGGTGGATTTGTCTGGCTAACGGAGAACCTAAACTATAGTGCTTCAGGACTTCTTAAAGTCTTTCCTAAGTATTTTTCTACAGACTCACAGGCTAAGTCCTACGCTAAACAGCCGGACAGGATAGCTAATTACGTCTATGCGAATCGTATGGGTAACGGTGATGAAGCGTCTGGAGATGGTGCTAGGTACAAGGGCAGGGGCTTGATCCAGCTAACAGGCAAGGATAACTA